GTCACCACGACTTTATTGTGTAGAAACACTGCGTGAGCTTATATAACAAATTATACAAGGATCTTCTTTGTACGTCGGGATTGCCGTACCATGTTCAATACGATCACTATTGATTAACATTATCACTAGTGGGGGTGGGAAAATAAACAAAACCCACCGTCACTAGATCAAGGTTGCGGCCAACACTTTCGCTGCGGAAGTTATCGCAGGTAGGTGTGGCCTGATGGCGGTATACATTTCTGATCCTTTCTGGAGTATATTTTTCAGAAATCGTTTGATTTCTTCAAGATGTAGGGGATTCTCCATTGACATTGGTATCCCTTGCAATGCCATATTCGCAGCTTGAATCTGATACTCGTCCACCACCGATGGACGGGGAAACATAAAAGCACGTCGAGTAGTAGCCTCGACGCACAGTTGCACTTCCACACGCAGCACCTGTAGTGCTTTCTCAGTCTGAGATATGGCAATCACAATGTATGGGAATGAAGCATCAGAATTGTCAGTATTGACTTTCCTGAAGTCCATGTCGGCGTTATCCACCGGCTTCCAAAATGAATAATCCCCAAGGCGTAGTGGCCCTGTCCGGGCCTGCGGTAACGACGCTACGCTTTGAAACGTAAAAAGGTTTAAATCTTCTATCGTTTCACCACCCTGTATAAACGCAGAGGAGATCTGACCACCCTCCTTTGTTACATCACCAACATAAGAGGTGAGTACCGAAAGGCCAGTTGTCCGATAACTCTCATAAATGTTCCCTCCATCGCCATCTGGACCAGCCAAGGTGTCGTAGTCTTGGCATGGTATCCAGTTTGGCACCGAATTCCCGGCTGGTAGGGTGATGTTCACCGTCCAATCTCTAACTGAATTGGAAGCAGATCCACCTTGGGCGGAAGGAACAATAAACACTGTACCAGCTTGGACCACCTGAGGTGTTCCAGCCGTCAATGCGTAAGTGTTCAAAAGAACATAATTCGCATCATAACATTGTATCCTTGGTGTAACAGTACCAGTGTAATAGTACGATCCAGAGACAACATTAAACGATGCTATTGTTCCATCTGCTCCCTCAGGGAGTCTATAGGCACCAACGTACCCTGAAATAGTTCCTCCCAAATTCGAGGTAAAGAAAGGGATGTACGAATCACCCCCTATCAGCATTGCGTCCTCCATTCCTGATGGGAAAGTGTATCCAGAAGTAGTAAATTTCCATGGCACCTGAAGGCCTTTGGTAAGGTCTCCATTTGTCAAAGCAAACCTAGTAAAACTAGAAAACACAGTTGTTCCGGTTGTTAGTGTAGGCATAACAATGTTATCCGGCATAGTCGGATTTACAACGAAAACGGCTTCGCCACTAGTATCATCTACTGTCACGACTCCGACGTACTTGAGTCTTCCAAGTACCGTTCTGTCTCCGAATTTGTCCGGATAGCAAACCGGCCCGTATTGCGCGGGAAGTAAAAGCCCCATTAAGAACGGGTTTGGCATTGCCTTTCGGCTTGCAATCAGTTGGCCCATATGCTGGACCACCTGTTGTTTCGCCTTTTGTTTGGCAACCTTCATTCCTGACGATTGCTGGACTGCCTTTGGCGCTACAACCAGAGCTTTGGAGAGCTTGTTTTGCTTTTTGGCTAAGCGCTTCTCTTTCTTCTCTAGTAGTTTCTCCTTCTGGGCAATAGCTGCTACAGTCGGGGCCATACATAGGCAGTACTGATTTACAACAAATGCAAAGTAATTCCTCTCTTTCCAGTTGTGAGCACGAAAAAGATTACCTAGTAATCTTTTTAAAGCGGCTCTCAAGGGGCCGCCACCTCCCTTGATTTTACTCATATCCAAACCAGAAATTTCTGCACTGCTCCCATGTGGGAGGTGTCGACGTGCTGAAGAACTGCCTTTCATCAGGTGTAAACTCAGATTTGTCCACTTCAATTCCACGCTGAATCAAACGTAACGCATATTGTCTAAGCAAGTTAAATAGGGGTTCATCAAAGGTTGCATTGACCATAAGTGACAATGTACGCGCAAGTAACACCCCAGGCTTGAAAGCCCTACTGAGGTGTAACATTGAACATACTATCTTGTCCCTATTGTACAATGGAGCCCATCCGTAACCTGTTCGGATTGCTTTTGGACCTAAGAACGTGTGACCTTCCGGGCCTGTGGTGCCTGAAAAATCTTTTTCACGACTAAGTGAAATCCCTAACTCAGCGTAATATTTTGATCGGAGCTCAAAGTCATGAAACTCCTTATGTATTTTGTTCGTGCCAAAAACATTATCATCAGCGTATAAATTGAAAATCGGAAATGTACTCTTGGGTTCGCGAAGGTGGGACGCTCCAAAGAAGCGCCTCCAAACATAACATATAACAAACATATGCATTATGCAGTTGTCCATGGTAGTGTTAACGTCGCCGCTAGGATTACCAATAAACTTTCTTATAACTTGTCCCGAAGGGAGCAAGATGTAGGAATTCACAGTTTGATTGTAATAGTAACGCATCCGTTGCCACCATTCCCCCACGGCCATACCCTTCTTGTCCCAACAATTATAACGAACCTGAATACACACGTCGAATAGGTGCTTAGACAAGGGTCCATCCCACTTGTTACAATCACCTTCTCCGACGGTCATACCCTCCATCTGTGACATTAACCAATTAAAACCACCATGCTGCAATGCAACGCCACAGCGTTGCATGGTAGTCAAATTGTATGCCCATTGATGGGACAGTTCGTTAAAATGCTGACACATTCGAGCCTTCGAGGCGAAGAAGTCAACAGGTGGGCAGGTGAAGCCTCTAAGATCACTTGCTGCAAGTTTAGTTTTCTTCAAAAGTTCTATTTTAGCAGCTTGCTTCCACAAGACATCATACTCCTGCAAATGGGCAGTTTTCCAGAATTCCTTTATTTCTGGCATACAATATACGACAGCATCCCGTTTGGTCTTAAATCCAGCCATCTTATAGATGGCGCCTGGATTAGTCGCTGGTACATATGTTACTTCGCCAAATTCCAGAATCCTGGCACTGTTATCCATCACTCTCCACAAATCCAGAACATCAGCCCTTGCTCCACGCAAGCATTCCTGGTCGCATAATGTGAAGTCAGCCTCTGGTGCATCATATTTTAGAATAGATTTGTTGGCATTCTCATGAGTATCACAAGAAACGTCATACAAATCCTCGTACTTAAAATCATTTTCGTACAACCATTCTAAAAAGTCAGTATCAGTGATTGACTTTATATTTTCACGGCCCTTCGTCTCCATCCTATCCAAGAAACCTATACGATGGATATATTTTAATGGTTCCTTAATGCATACAGCACGCTGTGCAACGTGGAAAGGTTTGTTTTTCAACATTGCTTTCCATTCTTTTTGCACTTGTGCGGTCAATAAGACCGATGCTTGTTTTGACGAGGGCCCTGGGCAAACCCAAATTATGCGGTCCCAGGGCCCCTGCGAAAAGGGGACTGTTCCTGGAATTTTGCTAACTCTTCTTTGCTGGGAACCGGACCTAGCACGAACTTACGGTCTCCCTCAGTAAATGGTGCCATCAAATTATAAACGCCTTCCTGGCCTTTTTGCATATGCAATCCAGCCGCTTTATAACCCTGGTCAACATTTAATACGGGAGCACCAGAGACCCCCCAATAAGAGGGCACACTGGTCTTAAACCCGCGTGCTGGCCCATCCGCAGTCTTATGCAAATTTTGGGCGCTCCACCATCCCGATAGGTAAGCAAACCAAACTTCATCTCTTTCCACAGGGGCAAATCCTATGCCCTTCAGTCGCAACTCCGAAGGTGCTAAAAAGAAATGAATATACTCAGCCTTCAATGGTTCATCCGTACCGTCTTCTCGTTTCTTGACGCACTCAGGGTGCACAAGCCGTTTGCCCAAATACTGCAATGAACCCAGGGGAATATACTTTGGATTGTTTAACCCATTATAATGTGGGATTTCAAGGTGGGTAGGTGTAGGAGAGCTTTCAAGTACATGGGATAAAAACTGAAAACCAT